GGCAGGTTTTCCATCGTCTTCACTATCAGAACCACCACTCTCACTTTTATCTGCTACAACAAATCCATCCAAGTTTCCATCTTCGTCTGCATCATCTTCATCCTCCTCGTCCTCCTCGTCGGCGTCGTCCTCAAAGTTCGAGGCAATCTCGGACTCGTGGGAGTCGTAGTCGTCCGCGTCGTAGTCGTCCTCGACCTTCTCGATGGGCTCGTACTTCGCAGGGGGCTTGGAGACGCGGCCGGACCGCGTTCGAGTTCCGGTCTCCTCGACAGTGGCGGCAGCGGCGGCGAGCGTCTGCAGGTTACTGTCCGTGGCTTTTGACGGGCCCTGGGTCCTTCGCGACATATTCTGGAAAGTCTAGCATCGTATCGTTTAAGTACTTTGGGAAGAAGTAAATGCCTTGAGAGACTGCATTTTGATTCAAAATTGTCTCACCCTCTATGGCCAGCTGAAACGCGATGCCGGCCAGCTCCTCCTGGATGTTCGCGTCGTCCGCACGACGGAGACCGAGTCCAAGGTCCCTGATGGCTTCGACGGCAACATACAAAGCCCCGGCTGCATCATCTAGGCCAGCACTCGAAGCCGACTGTTCGAACGTGTGGAGGTTTTCCAAAAAACGACTCCAATTGACCGGGTCCAGCCCCGAGTAGGGATGGACCATCTTCTCGTACTTTTTGAAACGCGCCTGAGGACCCATCGGGAAGAATATCAACCATAAAAGTACCAACAGGACTACCCACAATAGCAACATCTTTGAGTTGCTCTACTATTGATGGAGGGAGATTATGTTCCCGGCCCCTGAACTCGGTGCACTCATCATCAAAGCACCTCTGGGCGATCCTCCCAGACTTGATAGTGAACCAGACGTGGTTCGACTTGTGTTCCCGCCGAATGTTCTCGCAATACTTGGCGTCGGTCTGGACGTACCAGCCGTCGTGCTCGTGTCTCTGGACCCTCTTGAGGTGGGTCCGATCCTGCCCGGCCATGTACTTTCGGACATAGTCCTGGAGGGGTCTTGAGTCTATGCAAGTCCCAGGTGTCTCTAATTCTGATTCAAAATTGCCCTGGATTCGGATTGTAAATAGACTGAGAGTCTCAAGTGTCCGACCATAGGCAGGATCTGCCGGAACATATGGGTCGCCCGATGGTTTCTTGTGGGACCAGAGCATCCGAAGTCCTGACCCCCCATAGACCGAGGCGTCAATCACCTTGTCCCATGGCCCGGGTCCAAGACTCTCTATGATTTTTGATCTTAAATTGAGAGCCCGGGTACGATCCACAATTACATTTGGCCAATGTAGGTGGACCCCACTTTTCAGTGTCGGCTGCCCGTCATCACCCTTGACCTGTCGTACCTGGGCCCTGGCCACCAGACACTTGGATCCTACAACTTCATCAATTATAGAACAAAATTGATTCAGATCTTCATCCGATAATTTCTCGGGGGCTTTGTAATCCAGATCCACAAAAAACTTGAATCGGTCCGTCTTTTGTTCGACCACATACAATTTTGATCCAGAATTGATCAAATCTATATAGGCTCTGTGAAATTCTTCAATCTCAGAATCTGGGACGTGAAGGATTCCACCTGACATGAGGACATGGGTCGCGGGACCCTTGGGGACACGCCACCTGTCCATTTGGTTTTAAACGCGGGGTTTCTCTAAGGGGTAACAAGTCGCTACTCCTCATCGCTCGAGTCCAGCAACCACGACAAAATGTGCTTGTTTTTCTTTTCCTTTGTATTCGCTTCGGCGGGAGCCTTGATCTCCTCGATCATCTTCTCTTCCTTCTTGGTCAGGGGCTCTGCCGGGGGCTTCACCTCCTCCTCCTCCTCCTTTGCGTCTTCGGCTACAGGCTGCGCCGCCTCGTCTTGCTCCCGCTCCTCCTCAATCTTCTGAATCTCGTGGCACAGCTTCATGAGGGTCAGCTCCTTTGCGAGAACCTCGGGATCTGCGCCGTCTCCACGGAGCTTGGCCAGGATGGTCGCGAGGTCGAGCTTTGAGCGGGTCCCGCCACGGAGGCGGAGAACAAGATGAATTGTCGACTCCTTCTGAATGTTGTAGTCTGCCATGGTCCGGTCGTCCTCGAGTTGCTTCCCGGCGAAGATGAGGCGCTGTTGGTCCGGTGGAATTCCTTCCTTGTCTTGAACCTTCGCTTTGACGTTGGCAATGGTGTCACTGGACTCCACCTCGAGGGTGATCGTCTTCCCCGTCAGAGTCTTGACGAAGATCTGCATTTCTAATCCAAGCTTGGTTTTTTTATACCAAGTCGCTACGCGGGGGAACAAGTCCAGGGAAACCTTCGGTTTCCCGTCGGACCGGAGGTCCTCCTGCGCGACTTGGATCACTCCCTCAAGTTAAACGGCGTCCAGTGGGTCGACTGAACGGCCTGGTGAAATTCCTGGTTCCCGATCACGTGTTCGCGTATCATCGGCCAGAGGTTCGGGCACCTGGCGATGCTCGAGATGTTTTCAAACCGGCACTCGTCGTTCTCGTCGTAGTTTTTGCGAAATGCCATCTCGCCCCCCTCCATTTTCCTCTTCTCCTCGGTGAACCGCCGGACGATCGTCCGATGTTCCGTGGAGGTCATGGGCAGGTTGAAGAGGTAGACGTGGTAGTGATTCAGGGCCGTGACGCCGTCGTCCACGTCCCGTGGCTCTGGGGTGTCAGTCGTAAATTTGAAATAGGAATACGAACCCCTTTTCAAATTTATGAGGCCTCGCGTTTCTTCTTCAAGTTCACGGACCGCACACCGAAGCGGGTTGTAGACTTCGCGGCGCCTGCATCCTCCTGTGACGAAGGTCCACTCGCGGTAGCGCCGGTCATGCACGATCAAAAAGTGTGGGACGCCCTCGATCGTGCTCATAGGGATGGCGATGGCTTTATGCCTCTCTCGGGGTTCTGACCCTGGGGGCACTCGAGGCTCCATCCTCTACTGAGACTTGGTCTTCAGAAAAACTCTGGTCATTGTCCGCATCTCTTAAAAATTTATTCAAATTACCGGTTCGTGGATTATATGTACTGGCAAAGACCAGGCACACAATCAACGCCAATACCCAGAGGCGCATCTTTCTTTGTTTTTATGAGGAAAATTAGCAGAGTCATTTAGCGACTAAGAGCTGTAGAGGAGACCGCCGAGGCCGTTCTGGATTCGGAGCACGTTGTATCCCACGGCGTACAAGTAAGGAGTCGGGTACGCGCTCGTGAGGTTCGGGTTGTAGAGAGCTCCCACGCCGCCCACGAGCGTCGGGGGCACGACCAGGCGGTACGTGTCGAGACGGGAGAAGTTGAGGGTGCCGGTCGGCTGGAGCTTGGAGGTGTCCAGGCAGTACGAGATGATTGCAACATTGGCGACCGTGTTGTTGTGGACGTAGCCGTAAGGCGTGTTGTAATATTGAGGAACCTCGGTCCAGTGGATGAGCGAGCGGGAGTCGCCCACGTCCACGCCGTTCACCTGGGTCTTCAGCTGGTAGTTCAGGGCCGTCGCAGAGCCCGCGCCGTTGGCGTAAATCTGCTGGTAGTTGACGGAGGGGAAGGCCAGGAACTTGACCGGCTGAGCCAGAGCCAACTCCTGGATGGGGTTGGTTCCGAGCACGACGCGCTGCACCTGGGTGACGAGCAGGTCCTGGGGAACCTTGGCGAAGTGGTCGCGCTCGCCCTGGTCCAGGTACACGAAGTTCGACCAGCACTGGAACTGCAGGGAAGCGTATGTCGTCGTGGTCTGGGCGGTGCCGGTGAAGAAGGAGATGGTCGTACCGAGAGGCACGGGCGGCCGGGTCGCCTGCGACGGGTACGAGACGGTCACGTTCGACAGGTAGACGTTCGAAACGTAGACCGGGCCCGTGAAGGGCAGACCGGCCACGTACTGACCGACCTGGATGGAGCCGCCCACCTGGCTGACCTGCTGGTTAATCGTGAAGGTGTTGGAGGTGGTCGCGGTCGTGCCATACGGAATAGCCGGGGAGACCTGGGCCGAGACCACTGGCTGATACAGGCTGGAAACGACGCCGAGGCCGAAGAGCGCGTCGATGTTGCTCGCAGCAGTGTTGGCGAACGCGATGATGACGTTGGAAGAAGTGACACCGGCTGAGATGTTCGAGAAGGACTGGACGACGGCCACGTTCGTCTGCAGGTTGCTGCCCGGGGAGGAAATCAACATACCCGGGAAAAGAGGACCGGTCGTCTGGGTCACGAACAGGTTGGCCGTGTTGGCTGAATAATTGACCGCATCCGTGAAGACGTTGGCGGTCGCAGCCGGCAGGGCGGACAGGACCGGGGTGGTCGTGTTGCCGATGGTGATGGTCTGGGACAAGTAGGTCGACCAGGTGATGCGGACCTCCACATCGTGGAACTGCAGGCCAATCAGGGGCAGGCACACGGACCAGTCCTTGCAGAAGAAGAACTTGAGGGGCAGGACGGAGTTCTTCTGGTTGTTGAAGGTTGTACTGTTGTTATTCAGGTAGCGCTGGGAGGCGGTCTGGGCGCCGACGATGGGCTCGATGTCGGTCATGTACTCGATGTCCTGGGTGTCGATCACCTGGCCGCCGATGTACAGCTCGACCTTGTCGATGATGCGAGTCCAGTCTGGGTTGACCAGGTGGGCACCGTTGGAGTCGAGCGCCGTCAGGTACACATAGGACAGAAGGTCGCCCTTCTTCTCAAAACGAATCGTGGAAATACCGCCAGCAATAGGGGAGCCCTGGATGACCTGGCGCTCCACAGAGTTGGCATAGTGGGTGTAACGTTTGTAGTTGGACCGG